ATCAAGGAGCCCCTTTCAGGTTACCTGAAGGGACTCCTTATCAATGAGGTTGGCCTTAACCAAAAGGTTTCGGCCCACCTCGTGCAGCGCGATAAACGCACGATTCGTGCGATCGAGCTACAGGTAGGTTCGTTTGTAGACAACCTACTTTTGTTCGACCCAAAGATCTTTTTGATCGAGGGGTTGAATGTCGACCTGGTGATCCTTAAAAAGGTCATCAGGAAGATAATTCACGTCTGTGTTTATGACATAGACGCGACAACGTCAATGTGGAAGGATTTCACAAGTTTCCTTCAACAGAAGACGACACGAGGGAGATTTCTATCTAAGGTAGAACTCCCTAGTGGGAACCTCTTCAGATCACTTATGAATCTGTCGAGGTTAAGATCGATCTTGGACAAGGAAAACCTTGACAAGTTCGACTTGGAGGCCTTGTCACATCTTATGACGACAAGGAACCTCGCACCTGCCCATTTGGGATCTCAAAAGAAATCCCTGGACAGGTTCGCCGACTTGGTCGGTAAAGCCCTCCCCGTGGACTTAGTCCATCGGGGGGAGCTCGCCGCCTCTGCCCGAAGAATCGGACGGAAGGTGGCGTTAAAGGAAGATTACAAATTCCCATTCGGGAAGATGCATATCTCCCTTGCAACGGCTGGCTCTTTTGAGTCAACCATCAAGGATGGTGGCCGCGTATCTGAGATACGTGAGGCCATCATACCCATCCTGACTCATGTCCCAAAGGAATATGAGACCAGGATGCTACCAGGCGGATACTGCGTGAGTTGCCCTGCAGGGCAACCCAGGTGGACCGCATGGTGTCGCGAAGAACCCCTTATGGAATATGGGGACTTCGGTACACCCCGTCTTGGCACCATTATGGGTGAGGCGAACCTCACCTGGGGTTATGACGAGGTGTTGGGAGACCAGATTTATATCTGTGCTCTCATCGTCGCTCATGATCAAGGTTACCTTGATGATGATGGCGACGTGATTGCCCCCCATCAGGCTCGGACGACTGTCGTCCCCGAGCCCGGCGGGAAGGCAAGAACAGTGACTACAAGTCACTGGTGGGTTGTAATTCTACAACAACCTATTACGCACGCCCTTAAGGATACCTTAAAGGGCGAGCGTTCCTTGCGCGATGGGCTCTTTAGAGCCGATCAGGCATGGTTGTTTCTGCATATTGCAGAGAAGGCCAAGGAGTTTCCAGCAGATTGTGCTGTTCTATCCTCTGACCTCCGAGAGGCCACGGATGCCATACCCAGCTGGGTTGCAGAAGCACTCCTAGCTCGTTACTGCGAAGGTTTGGGTCTTAGACC